TATTCGGCCGCAATGATCTGGCCGCCGATGCGCGCGCGACTGACGGCGATCGTACCGTCCTCAGAGAGGAAGCCATTGGCGAAGGTGTCGGCGACCGCCTGCTGCACCTGCTGCACGTAGGTGGCCGGAAGCGTGCTCAGGTTCGCCACGTTCACCGTGAAATAGATGCTCACCGGCGCCGGGCGCACAAAGCGAATCTGGTAGGTGGGAAACGGCGCCACGTAGTTGACCGTATCCTGCACGTTGTAGGTCACCAGCGTGCCCACGCCGGCCGAGGTGGGCAGGCCACACCCGCAATCCAACTTGGAATGAATGGCGTTGGCCACATCGGCCACGGAACCACCGCTGACGATGACCGCGATGGAGTGCGCCGGGATGGGGTAATTGGTCGTCCCGTAGGTGATCGGCGTGTCGCCGCCGTTGTTGTAGACGAACGCGTCGGTCACGCCAGTGACGTTGCCGACGGCCGCGCGCACGTTGGCCGCCTGGCCCATGCCGCCGATTTCGACCGATTCGGAGCGGCGTTGCTCGAACGATTGGCGCGATTCGGTATCGGTGCCGGGCGTGCTGGGTACGGCGTTGCTCACGCTCTCCCATCCCGGCTGCTGCTGGTAGATGGTCAGGTCGTTGACGCCGGCGGCCGGGCCGCTGCCGGCCACGGTGGCCTGAAAGACCACGGCCGCGGTACTGAGCGGGCCGAAGGTCACGTCGGCCGTGGTCGCCCAGATCGAACCGTCGCTTGACTTGGCCTGGGCGCCGGCCGGCAGCAGCTGCCCAGGCGTGCCGACCACGGTGGCCGGCACGGTGGCGTAGGTGGCCTGCTGGCGCGTCAGGAAGTAGATGCGCCCCAGCGCGTCTTGGTAGACGCCAGAGGATGTCATGGGGTCGACGTTGGCCACCATCTGCGCCAGCGCGGCGAAGAACGCCGAGACCATGTAGGCCTGCGACTGCTGCAGCTGCCCTTGCGGGGTGGTCAGCTCGGTATTGAGCGCTTTGCCCGTCAGGGCGAAGGCCTGCACCCAGTCCTGCTGCACGCCGGCCAGGACGGCCTGCGGCGCCGGCACGGATACGCCCGTCGGGGTGAAGGTCGGCAACGGTACGTTGGTCGTCGTCATGGGCCGATTGTATCCAAGTTGAGCCGGCCTAGCCGGTGTAGTTGCCGGTTGTGCCAGGTGCCGTCGTGACGGGGTGGACGTGGTCTTTCAGGCCGCCGCGCGGCAGCACGACTTCGGGCGCTGTGATCGTGTCGTCGGAGGTAATGGGCCCGCTGAAATGCCAAGCCGCAGCCTGCATGGTCGCCGGGCCGGTGGCCGTCAATTTGAACTGGCCCGTCGTGGACAGCGTCAGGTCGCCTTGGGCGTGGATGTCGATCCCGCCGCCGGCCATGAACTTAACCCACTGCGTGGGGTCGGGATTGAGCACGCCGCCGATATACAGGCCATCGGCGGTGTTGAATACGCGCTGCGTGGGCGCGGCGCTTTCCTTCTGCGTGGCAATCACGTTGGTGATGTCGTGCTCGGCGAAGATCGCCAGGCCGATATCGCCGACCGCTGGCGCGAGGATCACCGCCGAGTGGCCGCCCTGCAGCTGGAAATAAGGGATTTTGTAGATGGGCGTTTGCGCGATCACGAAGCCGTTGGTGTCTTGGTCCAGCACCATCGGCTGCACGTCCACAAAGCCCACCTTGCCCGCGGTCGGATAGACCGCGAGCACTTGGACGACATCGGCCGTGTGAATCTGCCGGATGAGCTGATTCACGATAAACAACTGGGCCTGATTGGGGTCGAACTGCGCCTCAAACGGGCTGTTGTATTTGGGATCGGCCACGGCCTTACGGGCCGGTGTAAAGGGTCACGCTGACCACGTACCAGCGCGTGCCGGCCACGTGCGCCTCGGCGAAAGCCTGGGCCTGCTCCAGAGACTCGGCGTTGATGATCTGCGTGCGCTGCGGGTAGGTCGGGTGACCGTAGATGACCAGGTATTTCTGGACGGTGTCGGCGGTAGCGTCGGTCATGGCGTTGCTCCTGGGTTGGTCGGGGGGTTGCCGTTGTTGTTGCCCTTGGCGCCGTACGAGTTGGCGGCCAACTGCGTCAGCCACTGGCCGCCGGGCAGGTTCGGTTCAAGCACGTGGGCCAGCACGGAAGCGACCCACAAGGTTCGGTTCACGAAATCGAACGTCGAAGTGATGTTGAGCGCAGCGCCCGGCGTAATCAAGGGATTGAACACCGTGGTCAGCGTCAGCCCGCTGGTGGAATAGACCGGATAGCCTTGCAAGCCGTTGTCGGCGGAGATGTCCACCTGATTGGAGTCGATCGGCGCCAGCGCGGTGCGCACCTGCAGGCGCTGGAGGGAGGTATTCCAGGTCAGGTCCGGATAGTGCGCCATGAGCGCGCCGATCTGCTCCAGCGGGGCGCCTGTGACGCGCGTGGCCGGCAGCTGGTAAGTGGGCGCGGTCTTGGCGTAGTCCACCTGGAAGCCGCCCAGGGCGGCGATCTGCTCCAGGGCGCTCTGGAGCGTCACGCCGCCGGGCGTGCTGTACGGGCTCGCCGGCTGCAGCGTCAGGGCCATACCGGCGTTCGCCTCGATGTCCAGGAACACTTGCGGCATGCGCGAGGGGTTGACGGCCGACCAGGCGATAACGCCCTGGAAGAACGGGATGAACGTCAAGCCGTTCCACACGTTGATCTGCAGGGTGTCGGTACCTTGCGGCGTCATTGCCTCGCCCCACAGGCGCGCGATCTGGTTCATGGTTTCCAGCGGCACGCCGTAGATTTCCACCCGGGCGTTGCCGAACTGCTTGCCGCCCTGGCGCACCATGATGCGCATGCGGTGCTCCTGGAACGTGTAGGTCTGCTGCTGGGCATTGCCGTTGGCATCGGGCCGCTCGACCGACACGATGACCTGGGCGATGCGCGCGACGAACGGGTTGTAGCCCATTAGCGCACCGCCGAGTTGTAGGACTGCACGCCGGACTGGCGCGCGATACCGTTGGCCAGCTCCGCGGGGTTGTTGGCGACGACGGTCATGGACTGCACGGTGATGGTGTTGCCGCCACCCTCCGGGCTGCCCGGGCCGGCGCCACTCGGCGCCGGCGACGCGCCCAGGCGGTACTGGGCTGCCAGCGCGGCGGCGCGCTGTCCGCGCAAGGCGTCCTCGGCGGCGTTCCCGTGCGCCTCGTAGATGCGCGAGTAGGCCGCGCCGAGCGCGGCCGCATCGGACTTGCCGGCAAAGGCGCTCGCCAGGAGGCTTTTTTCGTACGGGTCGGTTAGCATGAACTGGATTTGCTGGTCGATCGTGGCGCGGTCGGGCGTGACGCCGAAACGCGCCTGGAACGCCGAGGTGCGATTGCCGCGCCACTGCGCCAGGCCGCGCGCGCCGGTGCCGCCACCGGCCGCGTTGAACGCGCCGGGGTTGAGCCCGGACTCTTGCTGCCAGTTGGCCACCACGGCCGCCGCCTGGGGCACCGTGAGCCCGTTCTCGACCAGCTTGCGCGTCAACAGCAGCGCGTCGGAGGACGGCGCTTGGCCGGGCGCGGACGCCTCCGGCGGCATGATCCACTCGATGGGTTTCTGACCGGCGCCGAAGGTGTTGAAGCCTTCCTCGTGGGCATTCTCGACGGTATCGCCCCATAGGCGCTTGGCGCCCCCGGCGATGCCCTTGCCGACGTTCTGTAGCGAGTTCAACACGCCGTAGAGGGGATTGTGGTCCGGCTTGGCGACCTCCGCTTGCACCTTGGCGTTGAAGCGGTCGGCCCAGCCGCCGGCGCCCGTGATCGCGGTGATCACTTCGCCGATCTTCTTGAAGCCCAGGCGCACCACGTCGACCACGTCCGCCAGCGCGTGCAGCGCCGTGCCCAGGGTGGGCGCTTCCTTGTCCACCACCGTGATGAAACCATCCAAGCCGCCGCCGGCCGCGATTACCTTATCCGTGAATTCGCTGGCCTTGACAGCCGCCTGCGACAGCCACACGGCTGCCTTCTCGGTCACCGGCTGCAGCACCGTGGCGAGCGAGTTGGCGACGCTGACCGCGCTGGCCTTGACGCTGGCCATCGCATCGGACATGGCGTCCAGGGCTTGGCGGTTCTCGGTGGAGGCTTCGGCCAGGGAGCGCGTGTAGGCCTCGCGCGCGTCCTTCTCGGACTTGATCATGAGGATCAGGTCCGGCGAGACGCCTTGCGCCGCCAGGGTGGCCTCCAGCTGCTGCCGCTGCGCCGGCGCGGCGCCGCGGTAGACCTGCTGCGCGCTGGCCAGGATGTCGGGCAGCTCCGCGTCAGGCGACACGCGCACGCCGGCGCGCGCGAGCGCCTGCAGCGTGGGCGCCTCGCCGGTCAGCCGGAACTGTTTCTGTTCCTTCGCCAGGTTGGCGATCGCGTCGGCGCCCGCGTCGGCATCGGCGCCGAGCCGGCGCGCCGTGGACCCCCAGGCCTGCAGCTGCCGGTTGGATAGGCCGGTGCTGACGCCCTGGCGGCGCAAGCCCAGCTCGAACGCGTTGAGCGAGGTCAGCGAGCTGACCACGGCGGCGCCAAGGCCCGCCACGGTCAGGATGATGGCGCCCACGGAACGCGTGAAGGCCTTCGCTTCGGTACCGAGCTCGCGCCAGCGTTTTTTCTGGTCTTCGTCGCGCCGCTTGCGCTTGGCGTCGACATCCTTGGCTTTCGCCTCGGTCTTCGAGACCTGGGCGTCGACTTCCTTTTCCGTTTTCTTGTAATCGGCGGCGTCTAGGCGCAGCTTGACGACAAGTTCATCGACCACCGACGGTCCGGGCATGGCTCACCCCGTAATATAGGCGCTAGCGTTGGCCAGCGCGGTCTGCGGCAGTGTAGCGACTTGCGTGAACAGTTGCCCGAGTTGCTGCACCGGCCCGCTGGACGGCTCCAACGGATTAGTGAACCCACCGGTACTGGAATTGATCTGCGGCACCTGCGTGAAGGTCAGGTACAAGCGCAGGATGTTGCTGCCGCGGTCCGGCCGCGTCTCGTAGGCCAGACCGGTCAGGGTGTAGTCCACGAAGACATCTTGGGGCGAGATGAGCGTGTAGAGCTGCAACGGGTTGTTGGCCTCGGCCTGGCGAATCGCCGCCAGCCAGGAAAAGCGCGCCAAGTCGCTGCCGGTCTTGGTCATGGAGACGTAGACCGTCTGCGGCCGGCGCACCTTGTTGTAGAGCGCGAAGGCGCCGTTCTCGACGGGATAGTCCGAGACTTGGGTTTCGTACCGCGGCGAGAACTCGCCCCACGACGAAGGCACCGTGAGCGGAATCAGGGTGTCGGAGGCCACGACGGCATAGAGGGGCGTTGCCGGGTTCAGGCTCGGAATGTCCGAGGCGATGATGGCCAAGGCATTGAGCACGGCGACCGACGCGGCCATGGCTTAGGCTCCGATGTCGAAATTCAGCTTGACGAACTCGTACAGCACGTCCCCGAGTGTGCGCAGTTCGCGGATGTCGTCATGTTGCAGGGGACGCCAGGCCTCCGGGTGCTGCGGGTCCGGCGCGATGCGCACGTAGCGCAGCACTTCCGTGATCAGGGCGTGCACTGCGTTGGGATCGGCGCCCTGGAGCACCTGCAGAATCGCGTCGATCGCGTGCGCGCCGTCATCGCGCGCGGCGAAGATCGCCAGTAGCGATTCGTAGTTGGGCACCTTGAGCGCGGCGAGCAGCCGCAGCATGTAGCCGGACAGAGTGACGGGGTCGACTTCGGCGACCTCGAAGCGCTTGCCGTTGTCGCGGCTGTGGCTGGCAAAAAACGTGGTGGTGCGAGTATCGTCCATCGTCAATCCTTGGGGGCTTGTTGGGCGGCGCGCCAGGCGTGAATGGCCTCGACGTTGATCAGTTCGACCAGGTTGAACACGTCTTCGGTGCTCAAGACGGTCTCCAGTTCTCGGTAGGTGGCCTGCTTGGAGTGTAGCACTGCGGCGATATGCGGCGAACAGAACTGGGTGCGGGTATCACTGCCCAGCTTGATCGCGGCGATCTGCATGGCGACCGGCAGCTCCACGGTCTCCCGGCCCAGGAGAAATCCCACGTGCAGAAGCAGCGCGGCCTGTTGCAGGCGGCCCACGCTGCGCCAGTCGTGCAGGTGGTGGACGATGTCCAGGGGCGCGCCGTCGAACGTGCCGTTGACGAAGGGCTGCAGCAGGCGCGAACCGCGCTCGCCGAGGGCCTGCACATCGGCCAGGTGCTTCATGACCAGCGCGACGACGCCGCCTTCCGGCGCCGCGTCGATCGCCACCAGCGCGGCGCGCGCACAACGATCGGCCACCAGCGCGGGCAGCTCCGTCAGTTCGATGGTGCGGCCCTTGTCTCGCCCGGCCAGGTCAACGCGCGTCGTTTTGAGCATGAGCAGCAGGCTGTCGTGGCTTGTGCGTGAGGTGCCACTTGTCGCAGTGCGGGCAGCGGTAGGCCCGCAAGCCGCGGTGCCCACGCTTGGCGGCAACGCGCGCCGCCATGCGCAGCGCGATGGCTAGCGTGCGATAGGGCACTTTCTTCTGACAGTTTGCCACGCTGCGGTGGTGTTTCCCGTTCTGCAGCCTGTTCAAGGTACCGTCTCCGCTTTACCGGTGAAGACTCGAAGCCAGCTTTTAAGCGCTACCAACGTCTGCCAGTCATCGGCGGCCCAACTACCCCAGTCACCTGAATTAGCGCCAAGCGTCGCATCTTCGGCGTGTTCTTCTGCAACACGGACAAGCAGTTTAACCGCGGCACGCACTTCGGTCAGCCCGCAGGTGCAGGGCTCGTCGTATTGCGCGGAACACATGTCGTTGTGTTCCAGTCTCTCCAGCTTTTCCAGCATGTTCACGGTAAACGCTCTGTCGCGAAATCATCCGGGAGGCGAAGAAAGACCGTCGTGTTGCCGCCGCTGGCGTCGCCGCACGGAAACAGCGCCAGCACGAATTCCGCTACACCAAGCCTATTGAGCTCGGCGGCGACTTCACTGGCTACGTGGGTGTACAGGGTGAACGTGTATAGCTTCACGGCGTAATCCTCGCTAGCAACCGGCAGCGGTTGCACGTGTGGGCAGCGTAAGGGCCTTCTTCCGGGCGGCAGTTGCATTCGGCGTCGCGGAGGAAGTCGATTAGTTCGGCCACGGCATCACGAGCCGCGCACATATCGCGATGGTCAGTCGATGCGCCCGGGTAATCGCTCGCGATAGTGAATTCCATCTGGCGATCCAGCACTGCCAGCACATCCATCCTCTGCGCCTGCGCGTTCATGCGGCGATACTCCAGAACAGCAGCGCCAGTAGGCCGGCGGCCGCGATGGTGAGTGGCAACGTCGCGATGACGTAGGCTGCGTCTTCGCCGTGCGTCTCGTACACGTGGAAAAGGAAATCGTCCCAGCGGTCATACAGTTTGCGCAGCATGGTGGCGGCTCCGGTGGTGGGTGGGATGACTTTAAGTCTATCTCACGGTGGTGTCAAGTATCCAGGCCAAAGAAAAGGGCCAGCGGTTTCCCGTCTGGCCCTTTGCCTGCCACAGCCACCACAACCGTGCAGACGCGGTCACCGCACCACGGATGACGGAGCCACCCTAACGGGCGACGCAGGTGCTGTCAAGGATAGGTCACGCCGCCGTTCTCGTTCGGGTCACCGTAGAGCAGCAGGTAGCGCGTGCCGAAGCCGGCGTAGACTGGGTCCGTGGTGCCCAGCAGATCCACGAAGAACAGCCCCTTAGGCAAGCCCGTGTAGGGCGAGCCGTTAAGGTTCGTGCGGTCCAGGCAGAGCCGGCCGGCGGCGATCGAATTGCCGTTGTAGACGATGTCCGCGAACAGGCCGACGTCCGTGGTGGTCAACGTGAACTGCGCGGTCTGATTGTCCAGCGTGGTGCTGAACTGCTGGATGGGCAGTGCCGGCAGCTGGATCACTTGGTAGCTCATGGCGTGGCCTCAGAGCGCAACTTGACCCCCGTTGCCGGCGACATCGGAGACGTTGAGCACGCCGCCGAGCCGGCGCGAACTGCCCGCGGTGAAGGTGAATTGCGCCAGCGCCGTGTTGCACAGCGGCACCTTGAGGGCTTCGGTGTTGAAGGCGCTCTGCAGCAACGGCAGGTTGGGCGGGCTGCCGAAATAAGCCGGATAGTTGATCCCCTGGGTGGTGTCGAAGAAGACCTCGCCGCGCCAGGCCTGCACACGCGTGGCCACGTCCTGGGCCAGACGCATGCCCGGGCCCGTCTGCTCGCTGTCGGGGGTCGCATCGCCTACGGTGCGCAGATTGCCTCGCGCATCGACATCGAGATCCCACAGCGTGAGGTCGAGGGCCAGAGTATCCATGCGCGCACTGTAGCGGGGGTGAAGGGCGCTGCCAAGGGCGGCGCCGGATACTGACGAACTGACGATACGATCGTCTGTCCCTATATAGCTCCCACTTCGGTATTCGCCTATAAGTGTATAGTCTTAACCTAACACTTAACTTAAAATTTCAATCATATACATATATAAGAAACAGATGATGTATTGTCTGTAATCAGTAAGGGGTGGGGTGGTCGGTGATCGGCGAGTGAAGGGCTTGTGGTCGGGCCCGTTGACGGACGTGACGAGGGTGTGAGACATTGCTCCGAAACCTCGGAGCGCCACCTATGATCCATGCCCCCAACGAAGCCAAGTTCTTGTCCCTGTTGAACAAAGTGGTCGCGGAGACCAACGCGGCCATCGGTGCGCCGGTGCTGGCCGTCGACTGGAAGGAAATCCCGGTCCTGAGCGTGGACGAGCTCAGGACCCTAGGCGAGCAGCGCCGCGGCTGGTACACCGCGTCCCAGGCGTTCGAGGCGGTGCACCAGCACCGCATCCCGTCGCAGGGCCATGCGATCCGTCTGGGCAAGCAGCTTTTGACCAGCGGGCGGCCCGTGCGCTGGGTCGGCGCGCAACGGCTGTACTGGATCGCCCCCGAAGGTGTGCGCCCGCCGGAGCAGATTGGCGTAAGCTGACTCCTCCACAAACCCACCACACCGCATTCACAGGGGCGCCCATGCCTGCCATCCGCTTCACCCTCGTCACCGCAGACAACTGCGCGATGACCAAGACGTTTTCGCAAGACCCCTTCGGCCAGGTGACCAGCACGGCCATTGCCCACATGACGGCCGGTCGCGCCCAGGTGCTGGACATCGATTGTCCCACCCAGCTGGCCGGCATCTTCGAGCTGCTGACGCCCCACCAAGCCATCACCTGCGGCGTGCCCCAGGTGGGCGACACGTTGCTCACCACGCGCGCCGGCGCCGAGTTCAACCCGCACGCCGTGGCCCGCACCAACGAGGCCTTTCGCTACCTGGACGCGCCTGCGCTCTTCCCGATCGACGTGGACACGGCGACCGGGGTCTATCGGACGGTTGACGAAGTCCTGGACGCCCTGGAGGCCGCCTCCCCCTGGCTGCGCCATGTCCTGCGCGTCGCGCGCCCGTCGTCCTCGTCCTACGTGGCGGGGCGGGGGCTGCGCGGCGTGCACGTCTACGTCCCCGTGACGCGCGGCACGGACATCCCCGAGCTGGGCAAGCGCTTGCAGATGGAACAGTGGGCCGCCGGTCGCGGTTACGTGATGGTCAGCAAGTCCGGCGCGCTGCTGGTGCGTCAGCTGTCGGACGCGCTGGTCTACCAGCCGTCCCGCCTCATGTTCGAGGCGCCCCCGCAGCTGGAGGACGGCGTCGTGCGCGAGGTACCGCCCACGGACGCCTGGGTCGAACGGCCGGCCCAGCTCAGTCAGGGCCGGGCGGTCAAGTACCGCACGCCGGCGGGCTGGCTGGACGTGCAGGAACTGCCGCCCGTACGCGACATTGAGCGGCGCCGCTTCGAGGTGGCCGTGCGCCAGGCCAAGGACCGCATGCGCGTGGAGGCCAAACAGGTCGCGCTCAACTACCACAAGGCGAACGCCCTGGCCGCCGGACTGGACGACGGCGACCGGCGCGGCGCCCAGGCCCTACGCGCCCTGGGCGACAAGCGCCTGCCCTTCTCCTGGCCGCTGGCGCTGGCTGGCGAGGCC